TTACGAACATCCTGATCTGTTAGTTCTTTAAAATAGTCCATCTGGACTAACCATGCATATATGACAAGACACATTGCCAGGTCATCATTACATCCTTCTTCAGCCTCAAATGAATTATGCTTTGAAATAAATGTTGTCAACTCAGAAATAATTTCATAGTCATTAAAGATAACTTTATCTTCTTCTATAAGAGTTTTAAGATTAAGTGATCCAACTTTTTTTACAGTTTTGGACATCTTAACTCCCAATTGAGTTTTCTTACCAGAGAATCCTTGACCTACAATTTGACCTGCTCTACCTCTCATAGAGCACATAAGAAGATTTTGATACTCAAGATCATATTGTAAAATACTTGCAACTTGATCACCAATGTCATTAACTTCGCATAAGACATATGCACCATTATAACTCTTTGCTATCTCATAAATGATATTTGGAAATAGCATTGGTTTAATATCATTGTTTCTATATTTTGCAACTATTTTATGGGGAAATTCTGTAATGTCAACGCAAACAAATGCTGAGTAATCTTCACCAACTCCCCTAGCAACGTCAACTGTCATTACATAATCGTGATCTTGTATTGGATTCTCGTATACATCTAATCCAGCATTTCTTTGTATTGGATTATCGTAAACTAAAGTTCTCAACTTGCTTGGAGCAATCAGAGTATTGACTGATCCTAAAAATTCACATTCAAACTCAACCTTAAATTGTGCCTCTGAAGTATTTGCAATTGTAGTCTCCTTCCACTTAGAGTCTCTACCAGGAACTTCAGACCAATGAACGTCTGTTGGAATATATTCACTCTTACCTTTCTCCGCATCATGCCACATACGGTAGAAATGATTCATACCATGTGGTGTAGATACAATAATTACTTTGGTGTTCTTACCAGAAGTAATAGTAGGATAAACAGATGCAAAGAACGAGTCTGCAACATGGTTTGGAACGAATGCAAATTCGTCGAGGAAGAGGATATTGAACGACATGCCTCGGACAGCACTTGCAGACGTAGAAGCTGCCAATATCTTACTGCCATTTTCTAACTCAATGTTTCCCTTGTTCCATACCAGAATACCTTGCTGCATCCATTTGGGTAAGTTTTCATATGCTGTTGCTAACCTTGCTAGCAGTTCTCTTGCAGTGGATGCTTTGTTTGCAAGAATACCAATATTTACTGAATCATTAAAGAGTGCATAATGCAAAAGATATGACACAACAGTTGTAGACTTACCAGTCTGTCGTGGCATTTTGCATATGTTAAATCTATTCTCATGAAAGTTATTAATTAACTTTTCTTGAAAATGATATGGAATAAATTGTGTCAGTCCTTCATCAAGAGAAACAATTTTTACATAGTGAGTGGCAAAGTAAACAGGATCACTTTGACACTTAATATATTCTCCAACTTGTTCCGGTGAGAACTCTATTGGAGTATTTGCTTTTTTTAATAACGGATTTCCAAGATATACATTATCAGCCATAATTTACTCAACAATTCCACTTTCTAAGTGATTTATTAATTCTGCTATCGGGGTCTCTAGCAGTTTTAGCAGAAGTCAATTTAGACTTCATACCTTTCATTCTAGCGCAGAAGGATGCCCTCCTGGGATTTCCAACCTTCTTGCTTGGTGCCTTAAGGTCAGATCCTGGATTTTGCGCTTCATAAGACTTTCGTCCTTTTTCATTGAGTCCGCCTTCTTTATTTTTTCCTGATTTTTTTGTCCATGCTGCCCCTTCGGCAACTTGGAGAACTGGTTCTCCTGGTTCATACTCCGAAACTTTGAATGTTGCTAGTTTCGCGCCGGGATATACTTTATTAATCTGATTTTGAACATCAGATCTTGTGGGTAAAGCTATTTGTGGGAAGAACATTTTTAGAGCAAAAAACTTTCCTCTAAAATTAAAATAGGTATCAACAAGGTTACCAGTTTTTGCTGGTATTCTTACTGCTTCTTGTACTTCAACCTCTTCTTTCTTTGTCTTCTTAACACAGTTTGGATACTTTTTTCCAAACATAGTTTTCATACCTTTTTTCTCATATCCTTTCCAACATGCTTCCATTTCAAGTTCTTCTTTCTTGGTGCTATTACCCCAATTTTTTGCACCTTTTTTACGACACTTGACTAGTGCTCCTGACGCATATGCACTTGGCCAAACTGAGTAGCGTGATTTGACTTTATGATAGCAAGCGTCTTTTTCTCCCGCTGCTTCATCAATATCAATCTCGTCACCTACTTCAACATTATTTTCTACGAACCATCCACGATTTACTTCTAATGCACACAGGACTTCTCCATCAGAAGCAACTGGTGTTTCATCATATGGTTCTAATTGTTTGATACTTTCGATTGTTCCTTCTTCAGTAATAAATGCAATATCAAGAGGAATTTTTGTTTCTTTCATATAGAAGGATTGGTGATCAACTTCTTCAAAAATAAATAACATCCCGCTGTTTATATCCAAACTTTCACGGAACATAAGTCCTAAGTTAAAATCTCTAATGTTATTAGGAATTTCAATAGAAAGTGGTAGCGTTGTAAATTCTTCAGTGTTCACGTTAATTGCCTTCCCTTTTCTATTTGGATTTGGATCTTTTGCATTTTTTCTACGAAACGCTGATTGTTCTTCACCTTTAGATAGATTGCGTTTCATTTTACTGGAACCACATTTGGGTTTTGTTGTTTGACCAGGTTGTTTAGCACAAGGTTTCCCAGAGTACTTACCACCAAGTTGAACCCAACCAGGTTTACCATCACTTGACTTACTTTTACCAAACCAATCACGCAGAGAAGAATCTCCACTCTTATTGGCTTCATCTACAGTATGTCCATTCTCTTTACGAAGCATTCCTTCAGGATCAACCATAAACCCTTTAGGAATTGGTTTACACTCCTTATTCGTGTAGCAATAGTAATTACCTGGTTTGCACTTCATTTTTGGAAATCAACTTCCTCTTTATATTTATTACTAATATCTTCTCTAAATTGCTCAAAAGTTTTTCTTATCCTATTTTGAGTTCTACTTGTTTCTAAGTTAAATAACTTGTTTGATGCATCAACCATATTGGTAACATCAGAAAGACTTAATTTTTGTACTGGATAAACTCCAGAAAATCTCCACTTTGCTAATCCGGATTGTCCTGGAGTTTGATAATCCTGAGATAGTAAATCTATTCCTTGAGGAAAAAGATACTTATCATATCCAGCAACATTTGCAGATCCACTACCAGTGTATCCACCATTTCCAACAGACATTGCTGTTTCTTTTAAAAATTGGCTTAGTGTTTTCATACCTTGGTTAGCACTTTTGAAATTTTAAATACTGTTGATGAACTAGAACTCGGAGTTGCTCTAAATCTTACATTTCCCGAATTTATATCTGCATCAAATGTTGCAAGAACTGCTCCAGTTTTGATAGTGCCAAATTCACTCATATAAACATTAGTTCCATCATGAACTAAATTCATGGTAGAAACATGATATGATGAACCTCTTGTGACTTGAACTTGATATTGTGCAGATCGATATACACTAGCACTAAATGTATCTATATTAGATTGTGATGTAGATGAAGTTGTAGAACTTGCAGCCTCTAATGCAATAATAGTAGTTGCATTTCCATTAGTACCAAGTAATAATCCATCTCTGGCAGTTACAATACCAACAGAATCTATATTAGTTACATCTTCATATGTAATTGTTCCTGCTACAGATATACTGCCACTAAATGATGCTGCAGTACCAACAATAGTTCCAGCAGCATTAATGTTGGTAAAATATGATGTTCCTGTGGTATCAATACCAACAATATCATTAGAAAATGCAGTACTAGCAATACCAACCCATTTGGAATCTGCCTGATTATAAATTAATAGTTTATTGTCACCATCAGTTTGATCAAAACTTACATCATCTAAATCTTTAATAAATCCGGCACCACCTCCACCAATAGAAGCAATCTGAGTTTGAATTCTATTAATAAAGATTTGATAGTGTTGTTTTAAATCTTTAAAGGTTGTAAATTGTTGATCAATTGGTGTTAATGGATCTTGTTGCCCACCAATATCTTGTGGTTTGTCATGTGGTTCCTCAAGGGCAACTTCATTTAAAGTCTTTACTTCTTCGTTTAGTTCTTTCTGTTCAGATTTTATTGTCTTTACAAGTTCACGAAGATCTTTATAATCTGTTTTTAATCTTCTAATATCATCATCATAATATTTTACTTCAGGTATTTTAATATTAGATAATTCTTCTTTTAAACCTTCAAAATAATTTAAAAGAACTTTATCAGTTTCAATACTATTTTCATTAACTTTTTTAAGATTTTCTTCTAAACTTTTTTTAAGAG